TTTGAGGGCTCAGAGCAAGAACGTGTTGGTTTCCAACACGGCGCCTGGGCTTTCGAGACCCTGGTTAAGGATGAAATCCTCAAACCAGATGGGTCAATGGGTGCAAAGCATCCAAACATCTCTAGGATCGCCATAGGCGAACCCGGAAACAAGGTTCGAATCGCAACGCGATCTGAGGCCGCCCTGGTGACTTATGGTCAACCATGGGGGCATGTTATGAAAGAGCTCCTAAGCGAAGACCCGACCTTAGAGTCGGGCCTATTTGCCGGAGCGCAAGGGTTTGAGTGGATCAAACGGCTTCGCCGAAATGGTCTCACACAAGTCCCTACATGGATTATGACAGGTGACTTCGAAGAAGCAACCGATCATTTTGCATGGTCACTTGTACGAACAGCATTTTCAATACTGTACGAAGTGCTCGATATAAATTCGTGCTATGCCCGAAGTTATCTCGAACTCCTCACATCTCCACGAAACGTGAATGAAGAGGATGGGACGTTCTTTGAAACGGCTAGGGCTGTCCTCATGGGAGAGCCGGGCGCAAAGTCTGTTCTAACCTTCATGACAAAGGTGGCAAACAAGCTTTCAGGCTCGACAGGCGAGAATTTCGCGACCGCTGGTGATGATCAAATTGATGCATCAGACGATCTCCAGTTGCTTCTCAATTATCGAGATGCAACTAGAATCACCTCCCTTGTTCCAGGAACTTGGGGAGTTTCAAGATACATAGCCAACTACTGTCAGGAACTTGTAGTTCCAGGTATTGTGCTTGTCAACCCGCTCGGAGCGGATTTCCATGACGATGAACCTAAAATAGATTCTGTCAAGTTACGCCTAACGTCACCGGAACAAAAGACCGGCCATGGCGACGATGCCACGAACCCTATCTTTGGTAAGGCCCGTGATCTCGCCAGTGCTGCCGAGTGGTCCGAGTTCCCTCGGATCACCAACAAGATGCTGTACCTCTTCATCTTGAACATGAAGGGGTACATCTCAGAAACGACTTCTCTGTTTCTCCCGCGTGAGTGGGGGGGACTAGGACTGCCATTCATAACTCTTGAGGAGTTGTGGCCGCACCTATCCACAAGCCGTAAGGCTTTAATAGTTGCACGTGAGGAGGGGAATGCGACTGTGTCGCACCGACTCTCGATCTGGGGAACCAGCTCCTCTATGAGGGGACTTATGGGTTCCGAAGATGATCAGGCTTTTGAGACCTATGCAGACTTGATCGGTAATTGTACCTGGATGTCGTCTGTAGACGAACTCGTTCGGGAGGGAGTCATAGAAT